GTGCCTGAGGTATTCCAGCTTCCCGCATAATAAAAAAGCAGAGAAAAAACGCAAGAAAGCGGACAGCAAACGCTGTCCGCCCCCTTGCAAGATATGGTGTCAACTTGTGTCCCTATGAACATTACCCGAATGGTTTCGAGGTTTTTTCTTATATATGGCAAATTGCACAAAGTCGCTTTTGTGTTGAATTTGTGTTGAACGCGCGGAAAAATTGCTCATAATCCTCCTTTTCTCGCCACGCATTTTTGCAACTTTTTCTATATTTTTATAATTTCTACATTTTACACAAACGCATTGATAGGAAAAGGTTTTTTCTGCCCATTTGAAAAAGCGCAGTCAAAAAAATGTATTTTTCTGTCCACTTTATCTTTCCTGCTCTTGTGTTGAATTTCGTGTTGAATCACAAATTCTTCGCCATTATTTTCAAGGACAGGGACATTGGTTGTCCCCGTTCCACCTCATAGGAGCTGAACAGTGCGTTCAAATCACGCCAATAGAGATACCATTGGAGGTCTTGCCTTCCACTATCAACAGTTTCTCATGATGTTTGTATGGTTTGAATGGAAGCCATTAAGTCATCCGGCAGTCACATTCCAAATACCCCTTATCCAATAGCTTTCCGATCTCCGGATCATATTGGTCATTTATATTCCGTTCTACCGCCTAAAGCACAATATCGGTATTTTTATTATATCGATTCGCCCACGTTTTAGCAAGGGCCTCACCAAGCAGCACTTCAAGAGCGTTAGGACTGCTCGCATATAAAGCCGCTCCTTCCATACCAATGACAAGGTCGGTACCGCTGCCGGTATAGGTTTTGATCGCTCCGTCATAGTCCAACGCCACATCGTCGAGAGATAGGATGCTAAGGGCATTGCTGTTTACTGTTCGGCTTGCAAGCCTTAGAGCAACGCAAATTGACAGACCTAAGATTGTATTCCCTGCGCAGTTTCTTCTTTAGCGCGGAAATAAGTGTTGGTTTCGGCACTTGTTTGAATGCTGATATGCTCCCTCCATGAGAGACAGTGAAAAAACAAACTGCCAAACATGGAGGGAGCATATCAATTCCCCGGCGGGGCGGCTTTTCGCTGTCTGTGGGCAAATATGTGGTCAAAGGGGTGCGGTGCAAAAAGGAATGCTTAGATTTGTGCTGTAAATACACCTGTTTGCGGCATATTTGGCAATATGCAGGGGGAATAATCCACAGAAATCTCGGGTGCGCTCAGTTGCGCTGGCAGAACCAAAGAAGAACGCCTCCGGCAGCGCAAAAATTGTGCCGCCATAGACAAAGATAGGGCATCCCCTTCAAATGATAACTTTTTGATAACAGTTCGGTTTTTTGGTAGCTTTCCTCTGCTGTTTACGGTATGGTTTGCCGTTACAAAGGAGGTTATCCAAATGGATAAGGATAGTTTAGCACATAGTAACCACAAAAGAATACACCTGTGTCTTTGCTTTTATGTTTCAGAATGGTAAGCTCCTCTTATATTCGCTCGGAGTGCATCCAAACTTTTTTCGGAAGGCGTCGCTGAAATGGCTGATGTTGCTGTACCCCACCAACCCTGCTATGTCTTTCACCCGAGCGTCGGGCGCAGACAACAGTTCGCAGGCGTGCTCCATGCGGCGATTTAACATATATTGATATATGGTGATTCCATAGTGCTTTCGAAATATCTCACGGAGTTTGGATTCACACATAAAGTGCTGTTTGGAGAGCTCCGCGATGGTCACGGGTTCCAGAAATCCCTCATCTATCTGTCGCCTGACCCGAAGTAGCGCCTCGCTATCCGCCCAGCTCAACGACCCCTTCACAGCGACAGAATTCTGATCCATCATCTCGTTCGCAAAGGCTGCAACAAGTTCCAGTATCTTTCCTTCTTGATACAATGACTTTGCACAGCCATTATAGTTACACTGCAATATCTGGCGTATTGTGGCTTCTATGGTAGCGGTGATTCTATGTTTTGGTGGAGTTTTACCCCCGTTAAAGGCGGTGCAAGCCTTTTTCTTCTGCAAGCCATCCATCACAGACCGAAACCGACAGGGATGCAGGTTCAGCCCGACGCCTATATATCTCCGCCCTGCCTCATAGATATTTTCCGCATCAAACAGACCGCTGCCGTATACGCAGCAATCTCCCTTTTCCAACAACGTTTTTTGGTTTCTGCCCGAAGACTTCCACTCCAATGCGTCGGAAAGAGAGAAAACGACGGAAAAAGAATCCTTATACACTTGCTCCGCAATACTGTGTCCCTGTAAAACATTACATCGCAGATGTACATCTCGATATTGGGGCACGGTGAAATATAGCGGAAATATCCTTCTCCAATATCGCTTGGCAAAGCAACCTGATTGTCTTTCATAATACCACAAAGCTGCTGCATTGCGGGGGAGAAAAAGTCGCTGCGATCCGTTTGCCCATGAAGAAAATCATATTGTGCTTCTTGCATACCAGGCTCCCTCCTCCGACACATGATTAGACACTTTTATGCAAATTGGCCTATTCCACCTTTCTAGTTCTGCACACTGGTTAGCCTACTCTAACCAGCGGATGAAAGAAAAGGCAGCCTGCCTGTACGCAGTTTACCTCAAATCCGACGGCACAGTACCTATAAAAAATATTTTACCATAAATATTTCTACTCTGCAACGCTCTGAAGCACCCAAATACTGAACATTTCAGCCCTTTGAAGTTCGGTGAAATCGGGGTTATTAGTAACATAGTAGAAACACGGAAAAAAGGCCCTTCCAGCTTGAACCGGAAGGGCCTTTTCTCATGGTCAGGTTTTAGTGGCGTAGTCAAGGGAAATCCACCCGGCACCGCTTTTCAGTTTGCCCCACTTGGCCGCACCTTTGCCGGTGCTTTCAGCCACGATGGTATAAATACCGGGCTGGATGTAGCCGGTTGCACCGTAGTTTGTGCCGGGGCCTTTACGGATATTCAGGTTGGTGATCTTCACCCGCACATGGTAAGGGGTCACGGTGGCCCCTGTGGTGCCGCCTGTGGGCTTTTCTGCGGCTGGGGGTGTAACTACTACCCCACCACCATTGGAAGCGCCCTGAAGCCTTCTGTTGACTTCTGCGGCAATCTCCCCGTGTCTGGAATAAAGATATTCCCCCGGACAGGCTTTGTTGGCGAAGTCACGATGAACGGTCATGTTGCATCCGTTCCGATGATTCACACGGTCATTCTTGTTCGTACTCCATACCAACTTCTTGATCCCGTTGCGCTTGCAAATATCCGTTACCAAATCCAACAGGGCCGCATAAGCCTTGGCGGTGACGGCGTAAGGGTGGGTGGTGTCGGAAGCAACTTCAATGGTGATTGCCCGGTTGTCATTGGTGCCGTTGCTGGAACACCAAGAACGATCCTTTTCATCCACGGAAAGGCCAATGGAACCATCCTTACCAACAACATAGTTGGCGGAACATTGCCGGTCTGTGGTGGCGAAATAATCACACCCCTGTTTTGCTGTCCATTGCCCAACGATACAATGAATCGTGATGGTGTCAATGGCATGGTTCCGGGGGCTGGTTTTGTTTTTCGTGATCCGGGTATAGGTTGCAAGGGGGGAATTACTCATTTTCTGTATCTCCTTTCACCTGAAGAATGGCCCTGAACTTGGTAAAGGCTTCTGCGATATACTTACAAGACACCATCAGCACAGCGCCCACAATAACCAAATCAGCAAAAATTTCTGTGTATTCTTCCGGGATTGCCCACCCAAGCTGATCCGCATAAATCGGAAGGGTGGTGATTGCTACACAAAGCAAGGTCAGGCCCACAACGAAGGTGGCAACCTTCAGCCCGGAATTGATCATTTTCTGTCTGTCGAAGGGCTGAAGCAAAACCTTGATGTTGTAGTAAAGGGAAAAAGCAACATTGGACAGGTACGCACACAGGAAGATCAGCATGGCCCACCCAATATTGATCAGGTTGTTCAAAACAGCGTTCAGCATTTTTCAAATCTCCTTTGCATCGTTATAGATTTCCGGGCCATACAGCTTCCGAAGTTTAATCCGGTTTTCCGCTTTGGCTTTGGAATAGTAAAACCCGGTTGCGGTTGCCAGTTCTGCGAACACGGCGGGGATCAGATAGGCCAGCGGGGAAAGGTCTTTGGTTTCCTCGATCATGTGAAGCGTGAAGGCCGTTACCCAAACGGTAACGGCCCCCACAATGAACAGGATCACCTTTGAAGTTTCAAACCGTGGCTTTTTCGGGATGTTTCGGCGGCTCACGCATCAACACCACCCGTAATCCCATCAAGGCGGTGGTGGGCGGATTTGGCGGACTGCTCCACGGCCACAAGGCGTTCCCGCAATTCCTGAACTTCACCCTTGACATTCTTCATGTCAGATTTGATTTCGGACACTCCATCCCCGATGTTTTCCAGCTTCACAATCACGGTGGTAAGCTGGGCGGTTTCCTCGGCGGTGTCTTTCTTATCGTTGCGCTTCAGGTTGGAAATACCGGAATACAAGGCAAAGGAAACCGAAAGAACAGAAATTACAATAGACAATTCAAGCGTCATGTTTACCTCCTATCAGGCCCCAATCAGGGCGGCAATATAGCGCAAATCCTCAACAGGGCCGTTGTAGAAGTCATGATTCCAAATCCAATGATCTTCCTGTTCCGGGCGCTTGTACTTTTGGCAACAGGGATCATCCCAAATTTTCCCCCACCGGGCGTTGTGTCCGGGGGTCTGCTTCATCAGCGTTGCGGTGATCCGGTTCAGAAGTTCGCCCCTTTCCTTGCCCATGCCATCATCATTTTGGGTAAAGAAGTCATAGGCGTTTTGGCTGGTTACGGAACAAACCGGAAGATCATTCAGAATCAAAAAACCACCCTGACAATTCAGGATGGTTCCATACCGAATGTTCACTTGTCCGCAAATTGCTTTGAATTTGGCCCGCTTTCGACATACATAGATTTTGTACTCCATTAAGCCGATTCCTCCCAACCATATACACCGGGTTCCCACACATTGGCATCCGCTGTGGAAACCCAATGTTTACTGTTATGGCTCACTTTTGCCCCCTTGGAATAAGCGTCATGCGCTCCTACCGGTTGGCTCCATTCCGGCCATTCTTCAGCGGGGTCATTTGTCTTACTCCACAAACTGGAAGCGGCGGTGGGTGTCCAATCCGCTTGGGAAGTGTGGGCCTGAACACACCTGTAAAGGGCGCCTTGGTAGCGGCGAATCTGCCCTACCGTGTAGGCCACAGGGAAAGCCCATTCAGCGAACAGATCAGCGTGTTCAGCCGCCGTGGTGGGGTCAATGCTCCCGGCTTCTGCCAAGGTGACAAAGACGATTCCACCGGCTTCTGTGGCTTTGGTGATCTCGGTTCCTGCGTCCGTTTCCTCCAAACTCACGGTTTCCAGTTCGTCCATAGCGGCACGGCCCAACAAATGGTAAGCCACACCCTCAAAAACAATGCCCGAAGCGTCATGCTCCGGGCAAAGGATGTAGCAACCATTTTCGGCTTTCTTGATGTAGTTCAGGTTCTCGGTCAGGCCGATACCGGCCCCGGCTTTGATGATTCTAAACATTGTCCACCTCCGAAAAAGATTGCATGGTAAAGCCGCCGCAACCGCAACAACCGGCCATGATCGTTGAAGTTCCGGTAATAGGCGCTTTGGCACTCCATGTATTGTTCTATGTCAAAGAAGGATCGTTTTCCCTCTTTGAACTCCCTGTGAAACAGCTTCAGTTTTCGCCTTGCCCGTTTCACTCCATCCCGGCTTCCATTCACCTTGATCTTGCCGGTTTCGGTAAGTGTGAACCGGGCTTTGCAGAACCGGAACGGCTTTGTAAGCGGGATCACCTTACACTTGCGCTTGTTCACTCGGATTCCAGCGGCTTCAAAACGCCTTACAATTTCATGCCCCATCAGCTTTGCTTCATCCACCGTGGGAAAGAAAGCATAGTAATCATCCATGTAATGACCGGCGCAATGAACACGGGCCTGACACTTGATCCATTGGTCAATTTTGCTTGGTAACGCCACCATTTCCTGTTGGGAAGGCTCCACGCCCAAAGGCATCCCCCGGCCCGGTGTCGGGCATGGGGAATATTGAATCACAGTATCAGCCAAGTTTTGAAGCTCAGGATTCAAAATCAATTCCCGGTGCCGCTGATATAACAGGGCGTGGGAAGCATTTGGAAAGAACCCTTTCAAATCCAACAGCAACACAGCACCTTCCCGGCCATAACGCCGGTAATGCCATCCAAGCTGTTGTTTGATCCGTTTGAACTGCCAATGAAGGCCCTTCCCCTTTTGGCTTGCCCCGTTGTCATAGATCATGGAAGGTGAATACAACGGGATCAGGACTTCATTACACAGGGTTTTGTGGATTTGTCGATCCGTAATGTGCGGGGCATCTATCGGGCGGATTTTTCCCCGTTCCCGAAGGGTGAAATGAGAACAGGATTTGGGCTTCCAAGTCTGTTCCAACACCGTTCGCCGCCGTGTTGCCGTACCAGAAAACAGGTGGCCTTCAAAGTTTTGAACACTTTGCTTCCACCGTACCCCGTTACAGCACTTTTTCCCATAGAAGAACATCTTCCGATAGGAAAATATTTTATTCGTTGGCCCAAGGCTATCACACCGGGCCTGTTTTCGTTCCAACCGCTTTGCTTTGCGGCGCTGGAACCTTGCTTCATGCCGTTCTTGGCTTGTCATAATAAAAGTATTCGCCCCTCGTACAAATATCTTGTAGGGTGCCGTCTAAAATGCTTTGCTCTTACACATGAAATGGGTTAAGGCACAATCACCCACCATGCAAGAAGCGTCCGTGTAAGGGCATCAAAGGGCAGTTTTAGGGATTTACACCCAAGGAAGCGCAACTCCTTTTACATCGGTCGTCTTTCACCTGAAAAGCCGTTTGCCTTCTGTTACTACATTTGACCGTGTATATTTGCAAAATCCGGGCCGCAACCCACCAGAATTATTGGCATTGTTATTGTTGTTGTTGCCATCCGTCCAGACAATAACGAAATTGTTGTTGTTATTGTAATTAGGGGAACGAAGGCCCCACCAAACCGCCAGAGGACACATTAACAGTCACGCACCTAATAGGAAATCATTTCTGTTTTGCTGTTACATTTTTGATTGCCCCTTTCAGAAGTTCGTTTTCTTTGTCGATCAGTTCACCCAAGTTTTGGGCCATCTTATCCAGCTTTTCCATTGCATCCTGTGACTTCACCGGGTTCCCCTTGGAAGTGGTAAAGGCCCCTTCCGGGTTCTGGTTCAGAATCAGGTAAACATGGGTCAAGCGAACATCCAGCGCCATCAGGGAAGCCCGTGCTTCAAGAAGATGGGCCTTCCTCATTTCAATGTGCTGGTTGTCCGAAGGAAAGATACTGTTGGCCTTCTCCGCATGGTCGATGATCTCACCGGCCAGCTTTGCCACCGGCTCCGCAATCAACCGGGAATACCGGGCTGAAAGACGGGTCAGGAAGTTCAGGGTTTCAACATAAATCTGATTGGCCGTGTTGATGAACTCGGCCTTGCTTGTGGTTCTCTTTTGCTTCAGGACAGACATTTTCAGTTATACCCCTTTGGGTGAATTATCGACATTGATCGTTCCTTCCGCCTTTTCCACTTCTTCCAAGTGTTTCAGAAGAACAAATTCAATGTAATTGGTAATGGATCGGTGTTCACGGGTTGCAAGCGCCCCGATCTTGTCAAAGACTTCATCAGATAGGCGCAAGGTGAAAACACGCTTGTTTGTTGCCATACAATACCCCCTTCAAACAGGCTTATGGATATTGTATGGCTGATTTTGTCCGGTGTATGCACTCAAAAGACAGTCAAATGATAGCACTTTGCCGGAAAACCCCCATTTTCAAAAAATCGTCGGGCGGCTTACGCCGCCATTATTATTTTTATTTGGGGTTCCCTCCC